TTCTTGTCTGGAGTAAAAACGACTTTAGAGTCCTGCTGACCGTTTGCCCAGATGAAGTTACCACGAACAACTGGAGACGGGAACAGATTAGAGTTATGACCAATCTGCTCGTAAATCTTGCTGATGTTGAAGTGAGACGTTTTTGTGGAGTCTCTGAATGCTTCTTCCTCTGTCCACGGGAACTGACGGATAACTTCGTTTAGTTCGTACGGGTCGCTCATCAGAGCCTTGCGCTCATTCTGAAGATACGTCTTCGCTCCAATCTTAGTGATATCACCCTCCATAGTGTTAATTGGAGTCTTCGGGTCGTTCACTATAGGTAAACCATACTTGTCGAAGAAACCCTCCAGTGCCTCGTATGCCGGGATGAATATCTTGTATAATCCAGACTTTGTTCTTCCGTTCTCGTTTCTTTTCTTTGGGTCAGAGTCGTAGTATAGCTTTCTGAAGTTAGCGCCACCTTTATCTAGCGGGTTAACAGTAGAACCAACCAATGCCTTACCTACAACCTTCTTACCGACCAATAGACAAGTCCTATGGATTCGCCATAGCTCGTTTACGTCAATTGGGTTTTCATACTTACCGGATTCGTCAAGAAACAGAACGTGAAGCTTCTCACCGTCGTATGCGTTATTCACCGTGTTCTTCCAGTTGATTACGGTATCAAGCGCCGCGGTATTGATTACGGCCTTGTTGTTTTTGGTGATTCTCTTTGACGGCTCGCGGAACGCAAGTTCCATACGTGGGTTCGTCGTACCATCCTGTACTGGCTTAAAGAAGAATGGGTAACTACGGAACATAGGGAACACCTTCTTCATAAAGACGTTTTCCTGAGCGTCCTTACCCGTCTTTGAAATTATGCCGAGCAGCTTCTCAGCCACCTGCGTGCCTTCGTCTACAAGGATAGCAGATGATACGTTGGTATATCCAGAACGACGACACTTTACGTACACCTGCCCAACAGCTCGCGGGTCGGACTCGCAAGCAGCATAGTGTATGAATAGTTTTCGCTGGAAGTCTAAATAGCTAGCATATCCAATATCCATCTTGCTCCACTGAAGCAACATATAATGGTGTCCGGTTATGTATGTTGGTGTACCATTATTGTAGAACCAAACGCCCTTCCTTCTTCTATTGAACTCTCGCTCAATGAATGGAGTGTATCTGTCACGGAACTCTTTTGGAGTTTCCATCCATTCGTCCATCGTCTTGATTCGCTCAATCTCTTTTGGAACAGGCAGCCTAGTCCAGTGCTGTTGCTCTGTTGGCTTGTCGTGGAATAGTATGTCCTCCTTGTCCGGAAGAGCTGGAAGCTGAATGAAGAGTCCTGAAATCTCAATGATTTCTCCTTCTGTGTTATCAGCACAGATGTTGATTACGAAGTCATCGTAACCCTTTACGTCTTTAATTCCAGACATTACTTCCTAAATCTTTCAGCGAATCCACCAGAGAAGTCATTCTGCTCAGAGATAGAGTCATTGTCTTCAAGGTCCTTAATCATCTGCTCCAACCGTTGTCTTTCTTGCAATAGTTCACGAGCGTCGATGACCGACTGCTTGATACTCTGTAGCTCAGCTTTGCGCTGAGAGCCAGAGAGCTCTTCGTCGACAGGCTTCTGTACCTCTTCGATGATATTATTGATTGCCGTTTCTGTAGCTTTTAATAGTCTACGTGTGGCATCAATCGTTGTGAACAGTATCTTCTTCGACATATAGAATCTCTTCAATTAGCATACGAAGCAGTGTCTCTCCTTCAACTTCAATCTCGTAATCGGCATTTGTACCGTAACCAACCGTTGCTCCAACCTTAATGTTCTCGTCGTCTAGCTTTGGATGGCTGTAGGCGAGGGTTCCCTTTGGCTGACGCTTCTCCTCTTGAGTGATTATAAGAACGCTGGACTTAACCTCCTGCTCTTTAATCTCTCTCAAGAATACCCAGTCACCAAGCATATGGATGCCGGACTCGTTTTTGTAGGCGATTGCGTGATTTGAGTACTTACCAGCTGGGTCGTACATAACCAAGTAGTTACCGTCCTGTATATCGAACACAGGATTCATAACGACGTGGTGATGGAAGTAGAGCGTGTCACCGACCTTGGCGCCAGTATTTACTCGCTCAGGAACAGCTACGATGGTACCGCTAGTGATTCTATTGGCGAACTCATCAAACTTAGAGGCCAAGTACAGCGTCTTACCTCCTACTTCAATAGTGTCCTTGAACTTCTTCGGAAGCTCAATAATAAAATTATTAAGTGGTTTCATATTTAATTAATTAAAATTCAGAGCTTTACGCTATTCGAAGTGGCAGTCGTTTTCTTCGATTACCGGCATATTCCACACTCTCTTCCACAGGACAGTGCCGTTTGGAGTAGAGATGTAAATCTTGTAGCACTTGTCTCCTTTGGTTTCGTATAGCCTTTCGTCGAACTCGATTGCAGCGATGGTTCCATTGCCTGCTTTCATATCGACTACGTATGCCATTGCATCCTTCGGGTTTTGCCCGATGATGATTTTTCTAATGATATTCATATTAGTTCTTGTACTTATTTGGGTCTCCCCCAAACAGCTTAATCCAGAAGTCTACGCTCTTTGGTTCGTCCAGCTTTAGTTTAACTGATTCATACAACGAGCTTGAAATCTCCTCGAATTCATCGAGGTCAGAGACATTCGTAGCGAACGAGATTTCCAACTCATCGTCTAGCTCTCCCTCAATGTATCTACCTACAGCAAGAACTGAGAAGAACTCACCTTCGGCGTCATTCTCATAGATGAAGTCCTGGAGTTCTGCAAAGCGTCTGTGCACCTCGCTGTAGAACTCATTGGCTTGTTCTTCGTTCATTGTGTCGTAATTTGAGTTGTTACTAAACTACGACAAAGATACCAATTACTTTTTTGAGCGATTTCTGCGTGCTGAAATCATTTTCTGCTCGTCGTGGTCGTAATCGAGGCCGTCGCCATTGCCATATGTTCCGGCTTGACGATTTTTTTTGTTTAAGTACGCCCGGTACTTCTTTCGGTCTTCCGACTTATTGTATTCACGCTGATACTTACGACGCTTCTCAGCGGCGTCTGGGTTCTCGTCGTAGAACTTAGCGGTCTTACTTCTTGCTTTCACGCTTAATTTTCTTTTCTTGCTCGAGCATCTCCTTGGTCGGAGCTTTGCCAGAACCCTTATTTGCGCGGATGTTATCCCAAAGTCCTCTCTGAGAGTATGTGCCGTCAGCACGCTTAATCATCTTCTTAGCCTTCATCAGTGAGCGGTTTTAATGCGGAACGAAGCTTCGAGTGAAGCTCCTTCGTGAGGAACAAATTTACCTTCGTGGGCCATAAGATAATAACGGCCCTTCTCCATCATCCAGTGGTATCCTTCTGGAGCGGTGACCATCATCTTATCGTTTTTCTTTCTGGCTTTCATTTTCGAACAACCTTAAGCTTTCCATCTTTCTCGTATACCTTCATACCGGCTTCCTCGGCTTGGCGCTTGATGGAGTTGTACTTCTGGGTAACGGTCATCTTCTTAGCTTTCATTGCTGAGCTTATTAAGAATTTCAAAATTCTTTACTCCGACAGCGATTCTGTCCTTGCTCACGCGCTTAATGCCGTTGTTATTAAACGCCCGCTTCTTTGCTGACTTCGCCACCTTTAGATATATAAGTGATTAGATGCTTTACGTCCTGATGGAATACTACCCTATCGTAGATTCCGTTGAAGTAGTCTAGATAGAAATCACGGGGTATCGCAGCCCACAACTCACGATATGGGTTGTAGTGGAACACGTACCCTATGAGTTCCTCATTCTTCATCTTCGTAGAAGCAAGCTTTTACTTTGTAGTGCGTAGGCATCTTAGAGCCAGCCTTTACAGCTGCCTGAAGTTGCTTAACGGCCTCCATTAAGTCCATAGACTTGATTTCTACCTCGGCTCCAGACTCTTCCATCTTACCGCCGCCGTTGTACTTTTTCGCTTTCATACAACAAAAATAAAAAAATTTTGCATTGCCTCTTGACAAGGCCTCCACGATGTCGTATACTTGTATCAGAAACTAACGACTTACTAACAATGAAGAACATCATCCTAACCATCGCAAGCGTCCTCGCCTTCACGGCACAGGCTCAAGAAAACTTCAAGTCAAACATTGAGTTCTACGGACACCAGTACAAGAGAGTAGAATACACCGGCAACTTTGCCAAGTGGGTAATCGACGAGGAAAAGAGCTGGTATCTGGCTCCTGACAGTACCACTAGTCAGCTGATGACGGTCCAAGAGTGGGAAGTGTCTCGCCGGGCGCTAAAGGCAAACGGATTCAACGAGATTGACCCGAAGTACTACTGGAACCCAAATACTAAAACAGTAGTTATGCTGGTGGCCGGCCGCCACGAGCGAACAGGGTTACTCCACGTGTCTACTGAATACGGAACGGATATCCGATAAAAAGAGAGAGGGGCCTGAGCCCCTCTTTTTTTTTACACCTTCTTGGTTGGTTGCTCTGAGCGGTAGAGCGCTACCGCTGATTGTCTAGCAGCGTCGTACACTCCGTACTCCTTTGCCTTCTTGATTGCCAGTTCGTAGTTGTTGTCCAATACGTTGGCATTTCCTTGTCCGAGGATTTTCTTTCCTTCGCCTTGGTCAACCATAGAAACACCACGTTGGTCAAGAGCCTTAACAGCCTCCTGCCAGGTAAGCATCTCGAGGTACTCCTTAGGAGTCATAGCTCCTTTGGCTCCAGTCTCCTTCGGTGAACGGCCTTTGCCAACCCAGCTGTCATCCTTACCAGGAACAACTCCACCTTCGGCGTACTTCTTTCTTTGGATAACCTTGTAGCCCTTGCGCTTGAGCTCAGCATCAAACTGCTTCAAAGCGTCCGGGTCGTACTTCTTGATGGCGTTGCGCTCAGCAGTCTTCGAATCAAGGAAGTTCTGCTTGGCGATTTCCATATCGCTCATCTTCTTTCTGGGGTCCGGGGTGATGGGGCCTCCGTTCTTATAAAGCTTCTTTGCTTTCATCTTGTTTGTTTTGTTCAGGCTCTATTTCCTTCAACATCTGTTCGATGATGATTTGATAGTCTATCCTTTGTTTTCCAAAATTAATCACTTAAACGGTACGTATTTCGTGGTGTTACCGTCTTTGATTGCTTTGAGAATCTGTTTGCGGTTTGCACCCTTGCGGTATCCTACGTGTACCCAGTCAGGATTCTTGCTTGAACCAATCTCCCAGATGAGCTGGTCGAACTCCAAGTTATCCTTGATGAAGTTGAATACGTCAGCATTCGTTACTCCGTTACCGTGACCGTCCTGGTCTAGGTCAAGAGCACGTCCGTTGTTATGGTCCGAAGTTGAGCTACCACCGATAGCCTTATTCAGGGCCGCAGAGCGGTAACCACTAGAGATAAAGATGGGCACACCGAAGTGCTCACGTACTTTATCAAACACCTCAACAGCGATAACCTTAAGGTTCTCCAGATGCTCAGGGGTAGGATTGTTGTCAATTCCTCTTCTTTTGGCGGTGTCACTCCGTGTCACTTCGGCCAACGATACGTAGTTGCTTAGTTTCATACGGCAAAAGTAAAAAGTATCTTTGTACGCAAAATTCAATATATGCCGAGTTACAAGAAGAAGCCTACCCGTAGCGAGAAGCTACGTATGATGGAAAAAGTCCAGGCCAAGCGCATAGACGACTACAGAGTACACAAGCACCTGAAGGCTGACCCATACAACATCCTCAAGCTACTCAACCACGTTCTTATAGACGCCAAGCATAATTACAATATAGATACAAGAGAGCTGTGCTTCCTGCTGTTCATCTACGACCTAGAGATGTTCTCCCTTGAATACATACTGCCTACATTCGGGTACACAGGCCGACAGGACAACTTTGTAGACATAACACTGTACCCACTCATCCAAGGAGGATACGTACGCAAGTACTCCCCGGCACAGGACACGGACCTACCAATCATAATGGCTAGAAACAACAAACAGACTACTAGGTACTGCATCACCGTATCTGGACGCAAGCTAGTGAAGCGATACCTTGACAAGCTGCACGGCAGAGAGAGCATCTTGGTCGACGAAAAGACCCACTTCAGAATGTTCCTTCTCGGAGAGGAGTGATGTTAATAGATTCTTCCTATCAGAATACACAGATACAGCATAGAATGAATCTGTTCACCCGTGCTATGATAGGTTTTAACTATTTGACTTTGTCATTTTTTTGCCGTAACTTCGCAGAGAGCGAAAGCAGGGCGAGCAGAAGCTAAGCGAGCCCGTACCACTCAGGATGCTTGAAGAACGAAACTAAAGCACCGCTTCAGGGCGTCGGGAAAGCGGGCGCACAACGCCCCGCTGAAGGAGACGACCGACACTCGCTTCGGTAACGCAGAATGCTCTTCTCTCAGTTACTCCGTGTTAACGAGGGCAACTATACCCAAAGCATAACCAGCACCCACTATTGCTAAACTCCTGCAACACAACTCAGTTGCAACAGACTTACGCTTGATTTTTGGGGTGAGTTATATAGATGGTGGGGAGAATCGCGCTCTACAGCCGTATCCAACCCCAACCCGAAACGGAATGCCGAACCCAAGCCCCCTCGGTGCAATCGATTGGTTTCAAACGATTTGGCTTTTTGTATCGTGTACCTAGTATGGTAACTATTCTAGCGCCGCATTAGACTCAGGACGGAATGCTAACCGGTAGGCAAAAGCATCCTATAATATATATTATGTTAATTACAACTTTTAGGAGCCTCTACCCTACCCTGCTCCTGATTGGAATCGGACGTTGGCTCGAGTCCTAAAGACGTATCCAACAACCCCCACAAACTCCCACATTACCCCACACTTCAGCCTCATCCCTGACACCTTCCCCAACCTTTGCTCGACAGGAGCGAAGCGACAGGTATATAATAATAATGACGCACGTAAGAGTCGTGCTGATTAAACTAGATTGAAAATTTTTCTCGGTGATTATCAACGAGTTAAGAGCCTAAATCAAAAAAAGTTTTACAAACACTTGACATCGCTATCCCGATTATCGTACGTTTGCAATGTCACCGACCGACAGCGCCCACCGAGATAGGGAAACGAGTCAGAGTCACCTCGAGGACGAAGCCGCAAGGCGGGCCGAGGAAGATGGTAAGCGAGAAGCGTGCCTTGGGGCTGACCCCATAACCATAGTGACCACCGACCTTACGGCCTTTGGCTGTGGTTGCGCTGAATGACTCTTAGGTACTTTGATACACGACGAGCGGTAGTGACCACGGCTGAGCGTCAGGGTTTCGAATGTGGTGGAGCGCCTTGGCGCATTGGTTCTGAGAACATAGACTACGCTAGACGCCTAGACGATTAGATGCTGTTTGGTTCGGTGCCTCTGCCGCCGACAACCCGCTAGAGATTGCGACCAAGGGACGCGTCTCACATTAGCCCACGATAGGATACCGGCAGAGTGATGGTTCGATTGGGGGCGGCACACTTCAGGTGTCGCGGGTTCGTGACCCACCGCCCTCTCAAACACTATTCATCCACTAAACACTAAACACGATGATTTTTATTCCTGCTAAACAATCAGACTACAACCGGCTTGCGTTCACATCACGTAAGTCAGTATCAAAGCGTTCTACCGGCTCGAACTTCGTTGCCCGTGAGCGTGATATCCTGCTCGGCACTACCCGTGCTGTAGTAAATGCTGTTAACCAACTCACCGCTGAGTACTCCAATACTCGTTTGGTGTACGTCTGCAAGTAATCAACCTTAAAACCATTAAACACTATGAAAATCTATAATTTCTTTTATCGAATCCAAGAGAACGGAACGACGATAGAAAAACCATTTTGTGACGTTAGCGGTCAGTTCGAACCGACCGAAACCATCCAACACGAAGTACTAGAAGACCTCCTTAAGCAGGGCGTCATTACGGCATTCGGATGGACCACTACGCTTCCATACTCAACTTCAAATAACTAATAATATGGACCAAGTATCTCAAATCATTGCCTACGAGTCAGGAGAACTCACTGACCAAGAAATCGTGTACCTGTTCGCTGACCTAGTTAAATCAGGTATGGCGTGGAGCCTGCAAGGGCACTACGGACGCACTGCTCACCTGTTAATCAGGGAGGGCTACATCGACTTCGAGGGCAATGTTTCTTTGGCCGCTCTAGAACTTTAACCAACCACTAATTCACTTTTTAAATCTAAACATTATGGAAACTGCAATCAATTACAGCAACGGAGACCGAGTAATATATAAACCCGGAGAAGGTCACCTACCGGTAAAGGGCGGCGTAGGAAAAAAGGCTACTATCGTCGATGTCGAGAACGGACTCATTCAGTTCGACAAAAATGTCGGAGGACACGAGGGCTCGGCCGGACTTCCTAGTGGAACGGGATGGTATGTCAACCTTGAGAGGGACGTGGTGCCTGTCAAGCGTGGGCGTCCAATTAAGAAAGAGGCCGATAAGTATGACGAGGTTCTCTCTGAAATTGCTAAGTCACTAAAGGCGCTTGAGCAAGTAGATATCGACGAGTTAGTTGCTGAAATCAAAGCACGTTCTGAATCTCGAAAAGTGAAATCTGAGGCTGAACAATACTTCGACTTCGGAGACTCTCACGAATTAGGGATGTCGACGTGTGAGGGTCCGCTGTACATCCGATACGGCCTTGCTGACCCGTACTTCGAGGGTCGTGAGTTAGGCTTCAATACCGCCGACTACGAGATTCGTATCAACGACCTTGTGATTCCTACAGGTGCTGTGCTCAGAGCAAAGAAGAAGTAATCTTCGGTGGGTGTGAATGGTTTATGCGGGTTCGATTCCCGCCACACCGCAATGTTCAATTAATTAACTAAACACTATGAAACAGGAAATCAATAAGGTACTAGTTGCCTACGGCGAATACATTAAGGCTGTATCGGCTTTCAGGGATGCTACTGACGAGAGCGTACGTAGCAAACTCATCGACTTCTCCATCATCGAGCAGGCCACTGCTGACCTTGGCGAGCAGATACTAGGAGCCAATAAGACCATCGAAGAGCACGAGGTTCGTGAGAAGCGAACTAAGGAATATCAAAACTCCTACGGCGTGTTCATCATCGCCGACAGGCTTCAGTACTTCAAGAGCGACTATGACCTTGACGAACTATGGGATGAGGCTGTTGAATTATACCTTCAGTTCCTTGACAGCGAGTTCAACGTCTCCACCAAAAGCGAGATGGACTGCATCACCGATTTTTTAGAACATAACGAATTACTCTAATGGAAATTACCTGCTTCGAATGCTCAGGGACTATCAACGAGTCCACTGACTTCTACACCTTTAATATTATAGGTGAGACTATCTGCGATTCCTGCGAGCGAAGCCATTGGGAAGGCGCAGTACGTGTGATGCACTACGACCCAAAGTCAGAAGACTTAATTGGTTACCTGCACTGCTACTCACTAGGTCAAACCCGTACGTCGGAAGACTTCGAAGAGTGCGATACTCCTGCGCCAATTGACTACGTTCAATGGAAAGCAACCGACGCGTGGCGCGGCTACGCGGACGTTCAGTACAAAGACAACTTCGAAGTGGTAGCCAACGGGTGGGCCACAGGTAACTACGACGACGTCAAGTGGAAGTGGGACTTCAATGAGTTCTACGAAAACATTCAAGATGGAACGCTAGTCCCTCCCGTAGACGTGTGGTTTGTATTCGCTCAGACGAGTAATGTATTCTCTACTGCTGTAGACATCGTCGTTCACAATCATCAAGCGGCGACGTTCCTGAATTGGCTTGCCGATGAAGCAGGAATGACCCGCAATGAACTCTTGGATGCCTTGAGTTAAAGAAACCCTCCGTGCAGGGGATGTGTTTAGTGTTTGGTACTAGGGTGGCACGGCACCCTTTTCCTTTTTTCTTAAAACTATGCCATACATCGTTTCATTCAACCCCGACACACTCCGGTACGACATCTACGACGTACAAAAGTGTAGAGTAATGGCCTCCTACTTCGATAGGGACCAAGCCTTTAACGACGCCAAAAAACGTGAAACATTTAGAATCAATAAAAAACAATTATGAAAGACGAACACATTAAGTACTTAGTACTCCGTATTCAAGCCCTTACCGACTACAATAAGAAGTTGGAGGAAAAAATAAAACAACTAGAGTCAAATCAAGCCGATGGCAAACTATTGCAATAACTTCGTCAAGTTCAAGTCGTCAAACAACGACGTCTTCGAGCAAATTAAAAAAGACATCGAGCGCTACACAAAAGTTCTCTTTTGGGACGTAGAGTTTGACCAACAGGAGGACAATGTGCTGTTCGCTCAGGGCCCTACAAAATGGGTTCCACCTCACGAACTCCTGACGGAACTAAGTAAAAAGTACGATGTATCAATACACAATGAATACGATGAAATTCAAGGAAACTTTGCAGGACACACTTATTATGAATGCGGAACTAAGTTCGACTTTAGTCTTCCATTCTACGAATACTTTTTCTACAATAACCCTGATGAGTTCCAATACCACCTTTCAAACTTTATTCTTTCGATGCGGCACAACTCAGACTTCGACTATGCCGTAGACCTTTTAACTATGGGATGGGTTAACACCCCTGACTCAGACACCCTCAACTACATTAAGGAAGTATACACTAAAACCCAATCACTAATCTCTAAATCAATTTAAAAATGGAAATCAATCAATTCGGTCAACTCGTTGACACCCACAACTCGCTCGTTTCTGCCAAGGCTACTGCCCAAATGCTAGACTCTTTCGGTCTCAATTGGATAGTCGAAAAGCAACCACTACTTCTCCCATCAGGGACGGAATCAGGTTATTTCGGAGTGGTACGAAAGGACACTGAGACAGTGTTCACTACTGCCACCTCTCAGTATGAGGTCTTTCAGAACGAAGAACTGGCAGAACTAGTACAGGAGGTTGCTCAGACACTCGGCTCAAGCATCGCTCGAGGCGGCCTGTTCAACGACGGCGGTAAGGTATACCTTCAAATCCCTATGGAAGACAAGGTTATCGGTACCGACCTAGTAAAGCGCTACGCCACAGCAATCAACAGCCACGACGGAACTACTGCTCTTCGTTGGGGTGCGTCAAGCGTTACTATCTCTTGCAAAAACTCCTTCAATGCTGCGGCAAAGGACCTAAAGGATAGCGTCCGCCACACGGCAAATATGCGCCGCGCCGTAGAAGAATCTCTTCGTGCCATCCAAGGTATCAACGACGCTGACGCTACGCTCTACGAGGTGTTCCGACGTATGGCTGACAAGCAAGTACGACAGCCTGACATTCAGCGTGTAGTAGATGCTGTTGTAGGTGTAGATATCCTCAAGTCTGCCAAGACTGCACGTGACGAGTACTCTACTCGACGCCTGAACCAAGCGCAGGACCTGAGTGTGTCAATCGCTAAAGAGATGTCTTACAAGGGCGATAACCTTTGGGGACTATTCTCAGGTGTGACCCACTACACTACGCACAAAGCCGGTCGCGAAGGCAGCCGCGAGGTGTCTAAGATGACGGGCTCTCTGCAGAAGACTGACCAACGTGTGTTCAATATTCTAGCAGAACTAGTATAAGAGGTGGGGCTTCGGCCCCATCTTTTTTCTTAATTTTAAGAAAACTATGTATATGATACTTTCTGAGAATGATTTCACATCTATGGTGTTTCGGTTTGCTTTCGAGCATAACGGTGCACATAGAGAATTCGACGTACAACCTGAGGGCAGGTGGCAGGTCGAATGCGCTACTGACAATGACGGACAAGAGTACATTTTGGTCATTGAACTAGACCTAAACGACCACGTCAATGCGTACGTCGAGGCCATTACCTTGACTGACTTTCTTATCGCCGATGAGGCAGTAGGAGAAGAAATGTTCTCAGACTATGTATTCAGTAAAGTATGTGGTCTAGAAGATGGCACGCTAAGTTTAATCTTAAGTAAACCGAATGAGAAATCTGATTAAAAAAGTGCTGTTCACAATCATCTTCATTCTAGGTTCGGTATATGTCGGCTCTATGCTTGATAATGAGCCAATTATAGGGGTGATTACGATGCTTGCAGCAGTCGCGTTTTACGGAATTGGAGAGCGAGTCGGGATATTCTGACTTGCTTTCTAGTTCAATCTTTTGTATATTTGTATCACTAATTTATTGAAAATGTCTACATATAAGTTCAAATCAACCAACATCAAGGGTAAAGAGTACGTAGAGGTAAATCAACGACTTCTTTACTTCCGCAACGAACCAACTTACGTAGGATATAGCATCGAGAACGAGATAGTCGCAGTAGACTCTGAGTCGTGTATCGTAAAGTCTACCATCCGGAATGCTGAACATCGAGTAGTGGCTGTTGCTCACGCTCAGGAGGATAGAACCTCTTCGCATATCAATAAGACTAGTTACATCGAGAACTGCGAGACCTCTGCTGTTGGGCGAGCCCTTGCTATGCTCGGTATCGGTATCGAGACCTCGATTGCATCTGCAAACGAAGTTCAGATGGCTGTAGCCAAGCAGGAAATCGCACAAGAAAAGAAAGAGGAGACTCTATTCGAGAAGTCTGTTAACTACATCAAAGGCGCTAGCAATAAGAAAGAGGCCCTTGAGCAAGTGCTGACTAAGTACGGAACTGAGTTCTCAGACAAACAAAAAGAAGCCCTAACCAAATTTGTGAAATGACCCAAGAATTACCTGTGCAATTAGTCGAGCCCATCACTAAGAGCACCAAGTATTTCGGTGTCGACCCAAAGGTTAAAAGTGCTAAGAGAAGAGTAGTAAATGCTCGTATGATGGTAATCAATTACCTGATTCGCAACCTAGGTGTATCAAATGCAACTATCTGCGACATCTTTAACATCAAGCATACGCTAGTTATTTACTACCTTAACCGGCACGAAGAACTAGTCGTGTCAGACAACGTGTACCGAGATACATATATTGCGTACAAATCCTTTCTTTTTAATTAATCAAAACCCCCTCTTATGCAAGATAAGAAAGACGAGATGGTCGGCTACGTAGAGACGCCCACTCTTAACCTTCGATTCAGCCTGTCTAAACAGGATATCGAAATCATCAGTAAGAATATGACCGAAAAGGGTCGTGCCTTTCTGACTGTTCGTGCAGGCGTTGCCAAAGAAAGCAAGAAGCCTTACTCGATTCTTAGCGTATGGGACCCGGCCTCAAAGGGTAACGTATCTATTAAGCAGAGTAACGACGATATGCCGTTCTAATGCTCCTCGAAATATCGAGATTGCTATGCCTTGAGTGGGGGATGATTCCGTTATCGGATAAGTCCCCCATTTTTGTCTTAGCAAAGGATGGAAAAGAATATGCTATTGGTATTGCAGTCGCAAAGCCCGATAGTTTTATCCTAAACTTCGAGCCTTTTGGAGATTCTATTATGCCAAATTTCTTGGCTGTCTTGGTAATTGGAAAGGCAAACGATAACTTTATCGTAATAAAATCAAAGGGTCACGAGGCTGCCATAAGAAGCGGCTCGCTGAACGCAAAAGAAATTGTTGAAGACATCATCTATAAAAACAGGATTGAATATGAGTAGCGGACCAGGTTCTGATATGGTATTTGTTTGGTGGGACGACCCAGGAGACAGCCAAAACCACGTAGATAAGCAATGCTCTTGCGATGGTTGGCGTAAGGAACTCCAAGAGAAAGAACTCGGAGGGTGCTGTAACCACGCAAGGCAACAGGACGAAGACGAGAAGGCTGAAGAACTTCGTTGGAGAGCAATTATGCAAAACGGAAACGAAGGAACCCATTACCCTGAGTACAAAGATTATATGGATGACTCTGACGAAGAGTAATCAAATGCTCTCGTAGCTCAATTGGATAGAGCAACGCACTTCTAATGCGTAGGTTACAGGTTCGATTCCTGTCGGGAGTACCAAATAAAAATGTAATGACCAAGTATACTAACCGATACGGAGACGAGTTCACGTTTGAGAAGAACGAGAACGGCAACATTGACTGGAAGGGAGACCTGAAGTACACACGATACGGATGGAACGACGACGACAAAATCATATTCGTTGACCCAAGCGGGGGACCATATATACCTGTCGGCACGAATATGTCGCTGTATGGGCTTGATGGAATCGTATCAGGATTCGTTGACCACGGCGACTATTGGGAGATTCTAATTGAGGATAAAACGCTATGAGCAAAGACGCCATCCACAAACGAGGTAAGCAGTTCTGTCAGTACTGCAAAAAAGAGACGATGCATACACCAAAGCTTGGCCTTGTAATGCAAGGCAGGCGGCTGTGCGAGCAGTGTAACAGGTCTAACGATTTTGCAAGTGATAACCCGCCAAAAGCAGAAATAAAATAGAGTTTTGGCATATTATAAAACCAACTAGAAATGAAACGACTAACGAGAGAACAAAAGAAGGAGAAGGCAATGATTGACATCGTCAATAAGATGTTTGAGATTGCTGGACACGATGTAACCTACGACGACATCGTAGGCGTAGACGAGTGGTGGCAGAAGTACACTATGACTATTGCTCAGGGCGAACAACTTGAGGAGTGGGGCAAGCAGTACCTTATGCGAGAACTCAAGATGCGAGCAGTCTATGCAGAGAAGGAGATGCAGTGGTTCAGTGTAATGTGGGGGCTGAAGTATTCAGACTTTGACGAACACATCAAGAGTAAATTAAAATGAAAATAGAACTTCAACCATACTGTCACACCTGCGGAGACGGGTGTTGCGATGAATACGGATACAACGTACTTGTAGACGGAAAGATAATTGGGTCTATTGGAGAAGATGCTCAAGAGTTAGCAGACCTCCTAAATGATACATTTATATCATAATTTTTTTCTGAAACCTAAATACATTTGTCAGACCGAGAAAGCCTGATGCGGTTAAATGAGGGCACACTTTAAATCTAATTCAAATGAAAAAAGGAACATTAGTCTGGGTACTTGCTGAAGTAAGTGAGTACCAAGAGACCAACACTGATGAGGATACTATCATTGTAGAGCCTCAAGGAAGGAAGGCATTGCCTTACTACGCTCCTGCTGAGGTGGTCATAAGGCTCACGGATGATGAGATTTGCGAC